GTGGTCTTAATGAACGAAGACCCCAACATGGAGGCATTAAGCGCGGATCGGTACTCGATCACACGCATCAATGCGGCCATGCTAGCATGCGCTAGCGTGGCCAATGTCCCTGTCCCAGGTCTCCATCCAGTTCCTGAGACATGGTAAGGCCTGAGACTAGAATAGGGACATAGTTTTATATAGCCCCTTGGCTATATAAATAGAAACGGTAATAATGTACGGGCTTCGTTTCTATTTATGTAGGTTCGTACTAGCTATATCAAACAAATGTCTCATCCTATTTGCTAGTCGTCTGTTGAAGTCGCACCCGCTTAGACTTCAATCGCGAAGGCGCCTATGGCCCTTCAACTCGTGAAGTCACACTCGTACTTCAACGCAAAGGCGCTAATAGCCCCTTCGCATATGTGTAATCGTGGTCGATGACACATACGCACAAAAGAGAACCACGACCAGGTTAGTCTTGGTCTTGGGTGTTCTTCAAGTGCGTGGTGTGGAGTGACGCGATCATTTGATCGTGGTCCACACGTGCACATGTGAATCTTCCGGATTCGCATGCGGCAGCGAAGCCGATCTTTGGCATCGGGTTCGGATACAGCGGTCACTGGGCTGATGGACTTGTGCCAGTTTCGAGTTTGGTCTCTGATCCAAATAGCTCACAATCTTCAATTGCTTACAATCTAGATCTAGTGCCTCAAACGCTCACCTGTCCTTTTGACCATGAACCCTGTTCCCTCGTCTGAGATTGAGATGGAAAATCTCGTATTCACCGCCCGTGCTGTAGATGATCGCAATAGCGTAGTGAACATGCACGCCATGGAGAGCATGCTACAGATGTCGGTGGTACCCGCGGAGGACTACCTCCTTCCGGGGTTTGGTAGCCACACGAAAACGGAGTTGTTAGTGTTGGCAAAAGAGTCTATCGGTAATGTGTTACGAGAGACTTCGGTAAACGTCTTCTCGTTGACGGAAGACGTGCGTGTGTTGTACGACGCGTTTACGCAGTTGCCAATGATAGCCTTTTCGGATGAAGCTAACCTTGGCTCTCTGCGCCGCTTCGTTCAACGCTTGGGGGCGCACCGTGTCGCATTTTTGAAGAAATTCGTCATGGCGCGTTTTGGAGTTGCGGAGGATCTATACGAAGGCATGCTCCCCCTCTATTACGTCCCTCGGACGGCAGCACAGGTCGAGATGGCGGCGCGCATTCGACGTGTGGTTGCGCTCGGAGTTCAGCGTGAGTGGACTCGAACTGCGAGTGAAATTCATGATCTCGTGTCAGATGCGTTGACGGCTGCGAGGGCAGTGGCGGAGGTCCCGCCTGTGGAGGCTGCGGCGGAACCGCCTGTTTACCAGACTCCACCTACCCGCGCTGCTCGTCGTCGCACTCGAGAAGAGATTGAAGGTTCTGATGATGCAGAAGACCTTTTTTCGCCTGTACCCCGCGCTCCTCGTCGTGCTCGCGTTGGCGCTCGTAACGCGGTTGAAGCCTTGTTGTTTGCCGCCGGTATCCCTTCTGACTACGGTGGAACTCGTGTCAATATTGCGGGATTCCTTGCGGAGGCGAATCAACCCCGCCCAGCTGGAGCTCGCTACCAGGACGTGGTGCGTGAGTACTAAGGCGTGTGTGTGTGTGTGAGTACACATATCTAACGTGAATAAAGTGTTAGCAAGACAATTGATTCCGACTTATACTATTTTTAGTTAAACTCTAAACTTAGTGTATATGGCTACAGCACAGTAGCCTGTCCAGGTGACCATCCATCCATTATTACGGTCACCTTTGGACCTTAGCACGTTTTGCGTGACTTCGCTAGTACGTGCTACAGGTCCACGATTTAATTGACATGGCTGTTTTAGATAGCTATGTCGGATTAAATAGGCGAATGACTATGTCATGAGCGCGTTACGACATATGCTTGCATGTGTGTAACGTGTTGCAACGCATGTAATTTACATGGGTTGTAACGTACATAGGCTGTTAATGTGTCCATTATCGCCTGCGTTCAAGATCCTGACACTACTATGTGTCGCGTCAGATGTAAGGTCTTGAACCGGAATCAAAGCAGTGTGCCCACCGGTTTGATTACTGTAAGCATAGCGTGCTTGGTTAATCCGTAGATTAACCTGTGCAATTAGCAACGCATATGCTTCTGGATGACCATGATGTGGGTACGATATGGTCAGATCGGTATTGGTTGTGCAGGTCATCCTGCCTCCATTTTCCCAATACAGTCCTGCGTGTGTAGTGATACTACTCGCAGCACCCGGCAACGCTACTCGCTTCCACCGCATACCCGGTGGTACCGACAGCTGTAGTTGCCCAAACTGAACCCAACACGTGGGGTCAGTATATGTAATATGCAAGACGTAATTAACCCACCGACGATTGACGGAGAGTTGTTGGTGTGAGATAGTCTTGTACGACGCATAGTTCAGTGACGTGAACGTAGTCGTCGGCCCTGTGTACTGTAATTCTGCACAAGTCAGGTGCATAGACACAGGCGATGTAGGCGCAGCCTCCATCCGTAGTTGTATTCCCACGCTATGATACGAATTTGCGTATGAATACACAGGGATACTAACCTGTTCGACGAATGGTGCAGTCGGTCCAGGTGTATCCGAGCTCAATCCGTGATAACGTAATACGTGTAACGGAGTGTAGCCAGAACGCCAGGCACTCGAATATGTTGCTGTATAGTCAAGTCGAGATGTTGGCGTAACGCGGCTAGGCATGGTATTTCCGATAGGTGCACTGTCTAGCCAATAGTTTGGATCGGTCTGTGCCGTATCCATAGTAAATGTTTGTATCTCTGCGGGAGTAGGCAGAGGATAAACAGGGTCCACGACAAGCGGTGGTGGAGGATCGAGCACTGGGAATGTAGCAGATGGCTTCATAACCAGGAAGCGTACGATATCCATACCGCCATCATGTTTGAATTGCCAAAGCATTTTGTCGGGTAACTCGTTCGTCAGATCTGTGCCATAGAGCTGGAACGAAGACCCATCGGGTACAGCAGCCCTAACATCGCATCCATAAACTTTCCGGATGAGTTGTTCGGTACTGTTAACGATGGTTGCTCCACCTCTGACTTCAACCACCGGATACGGTCGTCTGACAAGTTGGTTGAGAAGAGGGTCCGTGGGGGTCGCGTATTGCTGACCATAGCGCCCCCCTCTGGCAAATATGGTAGTGATAGAGCCATCGTTTTCAACGTTGAATGTGCGTATATCAGGTGGGTTGGCGGATGTAGGTAACCATGTCGTGATGGTCTCCTTCGCGGTCATCCATTGCCACTCATATCCAACAGGTATAGTCGTGGTACATCCCACGATTTCCTGTTTCACCATAATGGGGGTGCCAGTATTCGGCTCCCTGCCTAGCGTAAGGTTCCCATAATAGAATCCTTTTTGCGCTTCGGTGATGGTGAGCCATACCCTCACCGTCTCACCTTGTAACATTCCAGTTACGTCCACACGAGCAGAAAATTGGGTTCGATCCTCACTGAGGAGCTGCAAGGTCGTAGTGCGACCAGAATCCACAGTTCGTTTTTTGAAAGTGATTTCAATGGTAACTGGACTTAAAGTTTCGTCGACGTAGTATGGAATAATCCAGTCGATTTCACCTCTGGATCCGATCACTCTAGCACATTGTGTGTCAGAGTGCTGGATAACGTAATTCTTGTATAAACGCTGATAGGTCGCTTGCGAACCTTCTGCATTGTTAAAGATATACGGCCTACTAGGCACTGGCCCAAGGCCAAAGAAAAGCACTTGTTGTGGATACGCCCTGGGGTAGACCTCAGGAATAGGTTCCGTGGGATCCTCCCGGGGCGGAAGCACAGGAAACTGCGGTGTAACTCCTTCATCTAATTCTTCGTCTGACTCTTCGTCTGGGTCAGCCGCATCAATGTCGGTATCATATGTTCCGCCATCGCTACATATGCAATACTGCAAATGTTCTCCGCATGCGTCGCATACGTAATTGATCCACATGTTTGTGCTAATGGAATAAAAAGTGAGCTTATCGTTATTTTTATGTTTCCAATCAAAGCGGGGGAAGAGCCACGTCATCAATTGTGAGCCACGGGGTTCGGAAGAACGTGGGCACAGTGATTTCACGGGGATAAGTGCTGAACTTGATTGGGTTATCAGATTCCGGACGGTAGACCACCATATTCGCAATTTTGCGCACGTGTCTTCCGTCGATTTCCCAGATGAGTACCATACAATACTCGAACTGAGACAACGTAACCGTCAGATTACGGAAATCCAAACGTCCGAGACGTCCGAGCTCGAAGATTCCTGCGATCGCAAGTCTGATTTTGCATTGCAGAGAACGTCTACGGAGTCGGCAAGCTCCCCCGAACAGTTTGCGGAAAGCTTCGGTTTTCTCCCGATCGCCACCGTAGTCTTCATAGGTGCGAAGAATACGTGCCATATACAATCGGTGCATGGCATGACAGATGTTTTCACGTCTGCGCCAGAAAACGGCGAAAGCGGGCTCGTTGGAAAGTAGCGGTTTCCAGCCGAGTTCGATACTTGACAACACAGGTATGTGAAACTGTGCCACGGACACATTGTCACCTCTGTTTTCGTCAACCTCGTCGTCTTCGACGATAGGAACACTCATAGTCCTAGAATTTGAATCCTGATGAGATGAGCTTTGCTCGGACACCTGGGTAACGGTGTTGGAAGAAGATCGAGACCAGCAGGATAACTCTCGTCCACAGATATAAGGCATAAATTATAGAAAAAACACGTACGGACTCAAGAAGCAAGAGAATGATGATGATCCACTGTTCGTCCATTATATTTTTTATGACTAGAGCAAAAGAAGGCCAAGAGCGGCTTCTTCTGCGAGTGTTAACCCGGATACGGCAACAGCTTCTTCCGCCACGGCCCCGGTGCCGGCAGCGGCAGTACCGTATAGGGTTCCATCTAGATAGATGGGGTCGTAGAATAGTTCGATGTCTTCTACCTCCTCTGCCACGTAATCTTCTAGAGGGGCGAAAGCATCGTCCCACCATTCTACTGCTGTATTGCGGACATTCATAGCGGTAGCGCGCATGTCCTCCTCTACAGCTTCTGCTTGTTCTTGGAACCTCCGGGCGAAGCTCCCAATGTTTCCAGCGACTCTTTGCACAGGGGCGAGATCAGCGGAAAATGTCTCGAAAATGACTTCTTCGTTGATTCCCGTTAAAGCAGCAAGTTCTCTGGCAGCTGACTTGGCAGCTTCTTTAGCCGCCAGATAAGATGCCCCAAGGGCAGTTGTAGAAATAACCACCCCTTCTGCCAAACGCACGGCATCACGGGGTATGTTCTTTATAGTCCGGGCAATCCGTCCAGGCTTACGTCTGACATTTCGAGTACTTGAATCGAGACGTCGGATTGATTGCTGAGCCTTCCTATTGGCAGCGCGTGTTCCAATAGCCTGGCTGTATCTCTGGAGTTGTTCTTTGCGGTTCTCAGCAGTTCCGCGTGTTGAAGCGCGAATTGCACCCTGTGTGCTTTTCGCTCGCGAAGTTCCAGGAACAGCACGATAGCCAGGATGACGTTCAGTAATATCCCTGCGGCCGGTACGACGTACCAGACCCATTGCAAAACGAAACAAAATCCAAATCTCATAAAATGAGTTCAGTTGTGTTATTCTATATTTTGTGTCTTCTGGCAATGTCACGTGCAACTGATGGTTTTGACACAGGTGCGCCAGCGCCACGTGGTGCAGAGGATCCCGATGAAGAGGAGTATGTGAAAGTCCCAGCGATCTCCGGGGTTCGCTTGGATGCGGTGAATGCACCTACTCCCTGTAAGCGCCGGGCGATTCCCGAAATGCGCTTAGACACCGAGGCCTCCACTGAGTCCCGGTTGCAACGTATAGAAAAGTTGCTCGAGACGTTAGTTGAACTCTCGAAAATTGGATTGTTGGACGTGTTCCGTCGAGAACGCAATCAGTTTCACATGAAAGTGAATACAGCGCACGAACAGGTAGTGCAGAAAGAAAACGCCCTAAAGTGTATGCATGGCGAGATCGCCCGAAACACGAAGTTGATGGAAGACCAGAAAGACACCATCAAGTTTCGCTTTCGAAACGGGCATGGTCACGAATATGGGCGAGACCCTACTGACATCTGTTACTTGCGTCCGGATGACATCAGAGTTTTGAACAACATGGATGAGCATCCTAACAATCCGGTATTGCGGGTCCAGATTGAAAAACTGGAACGCGAGCTAAGTGAATTGAAATATCAGAGAGACATCTTGGGAGAGTTCTCGCTTGCAACAGTCTACACGAGTCTCTCGGAATTTTTCGATCTCGAAGATAACTAAGTAAATAAATTGGAATGGAACAAGATGGTCCAGTACAACAACATGTAAAGTCCGGGCTTTCTATGCATGCAATATGGAATTTAGTTTACAGTTTTTAGAGCGTAGACTTGCGTGGTAACGAAAGTTATCGCCTTACGAAGTCATCAGTCCTTTGCCTTTTAGCGGCCTTAATAGCACCGGGTGTGCTAGTAGCCCTTCCTGCCATCTGGTCGAAGTTGGGTATCATGGAAGACTCGGAATGGAATCTGGCCATACTCGAGCCTGCTTCATACATGACTTCTTGGTTGGCAACGACGTGTGACAAAATCCTGGTGGGTGTAGTACCACCGCGTCCATGAACTCGGAGGTAAATGACATCAAAGGATTTATCGATGACAGATCTCAACAGTTCATTTTGTACCAGAATATCTGTTTCGGCAAGTGTATCGGCAGTAGCACTTGATCTATTTGGCGCCGGATAACGTTTATTGAGGCAATTGAACGGATGATCCGTATTATGCGCCTTTAGCTGGAAAATATACTTGTGTATATCCCTGAGTTTTCCAGTAACATACGACGGGTTTTCCACCAAATTAGCCGCACCTAGATTTTGATCAGATGCGAACAATTTTTGGTTAACCGCGGTAACATAGCTCCCAAGGACGGATAATCCGTCAAATGGGATCCCGGATAGTACGTCATTGCATAAGGCATAGAACTGGTCGCTATCCGAGTGTGTAAAGCGGATGGCCTCCCACCATCCGTCGTTTTCATCAGAATTGTTTGTCAGTGTAAATTTCACGGCCTGTGAAACCATTCTCCACTTGGCAATCTGTTGACCAGCCGGTTGGACAAACGCCGGAAACCCAGGTTCCGTCGCCACATCGTTATCGTACTTAAAGTATCCATGTGTTTTGTACGGCTGTATATCCGTCTCTTCTGTTAATAAGGCATTGCTATCAAGAGACGTTTTGAATGCAGTAATTCCGTTACTGATTCCCGGGTGGATGATGAATTCCATCACCCCCGACCCTGTCGCTGGCATAGTCCATTCCTTCACAGCCTGTAATCGCTGTCCACAGGAAAGTGTACATTTGCCATCCGGTACTTTTGGGTTTGTAGTAGCGGTACTAAACGGATCGAAGTAAACCTTCGCCTGGTCGTACGCTGACACGCGCGAAATGTTTGGGCGTTGGTACGAGGGTTTAGTCCACGTAGAAGTAGCTCCTGTACGAGCCTTCTTCGCAGAGCGGCGCGCTCCGCTCTTTTTGTATGCGCCTTTACGTTTTCCTACGTACGCCATTTCCTGCGTAAGGTAGTAACGTATATGTTTACGGCGCGTTAAGTTTTTTGGGCTTTTCCCAAATTATGACATAAAAGCAACTCTGGTTGTTTTTGTGCCGCAGTGTATTTGTTTTCTGTCACGTGGAACATGTCACGTGCAAAGCACTGGACATTCACGCTAAACAACTACGCGGAAGAAGATGTAAATCGTTTATCAAATTTACATGATGATGAACCGACGGTTCAATATATTATTTTTGGTAAAGAGGTTGGTGAGACAGGCACACCACACCTCCAAGGTTTCGTCAGTTACACCGAGAAACAGCGTCTGCAGCACTGTGTGCGCACAGTCGGGCAGTCGCACTTTGAAGTAGCTCGATGCATCCCCAAGGCGATAGCGTATTGTAAAAAGGATGGGGATTACGTCGAGTTTGGTATCGCACCTCGTGGGCAAGGTGCGTCCGCAAGGAATGACTTGAATGCGTTCATCGAAGCAGTAAAGTCCAGAAAGGTCACGACACTGAAAGCTGCTCGTGAGAAGCACCCCGAGGTAGCTGCCCGCTATGCGAATTACGTACGTGATTACATATCGGACAATCGCTACGTATCGGGCGTTTCCTTTTTCCCATTGCGTGTATGGCAAGCGGAGCTGTATGCAGAGCTCAGGCTTGCACCTCCGGATCGCACAATTCGATTTATTGTGGATCCAGTGGGTAACTCTGGGAAGAGTTGGTTCGCTCAGTATTGCGAACAGGTATTTCCAAGTGGACACGTGCAGATTCTTGCACCCACTCGGAAGCAGGATCTAGCGTACGCGCTAGACACTGGTATACAAGTCTTTTTCCTGGATGCACCAAGATGCAAGAATGGAGAATTCATTCAGTATGACTTCTTGGAGCAGTTAAAAGACCGCAGGGTATTTAGTTCGAAATACGAATCCTGCGTAAAGCGGTTGGAACCGCTACATGTGGTGGTCTTAATGAACGAAGACCCCAACATGGAGGCATTAAGCGCGGATCGGTACTCGATCACACGCATCAATGCGGCCATGCTAGCATGCGCTAGCGTGGCCAATGTCCCTGTCCCAGGTCTCCATC